GGTTCACCGTGCCGCCAGGGTTCGTGTTCTGGTTGCCGTTCAACGCGACCGTATAGTCGCTGCCGAGGACGAGCGACGTTTCAACGCCCGTTGAAGTGTTCAGGCGCACGACATTGAGGTCGGCGGCTGCAAACACTTTGAAAGTGTAGGGGAGTGCCGTGCCGCTCAAGAACGGGCCGGCGATGCGTGTAGTGCTGCTAATCGTCATCTCTGGTGTTCCTCGGCGTATCGGAGGCTACGGATCATGGGTACGGTTACGGGTACGGTAATCAACGCTGCACGCCAGTCAGTGGCGCAAGCACGGCGGTAGGTCCAGTGACTTCCCCCTCCACCAACGCCTCGATGCCGTCGATGGTGCGGTTGACCTGGGCGCTCGGCAAGCCCGTGAACGCGCCGAGCGTGTTGATGGCCGCCCTACGGAAGGCGCGGTCGAACTCGAGCTGGCCCGCCTGCGTGGCAAGCCCGTAGACCTCGCCGACGGCCCGCAGGCCGGCAGGGCCACCGTAGCCCATGCGAGCGCCCTCGGCGCCCGTTACAAGCTGCGCGGCCCCACCAAACTCACGGACGATGACCATCGTGCCCATGAGGTAGGACAGTTCTTCGGCGGCAAGCTTGCGGGCAAGCGCCTCGGGATCAAGTTCGTCCTCGCCGGCGTCGGGCTGGATTGCGCTCTTGATGGCGTAGCCGAGCACGACCGGGACCACCAGCAGCATGGCGTAGTCGGCGGCCAACTTGCCCTTGCTGCGGGCCGTCATCGTTTGCACGGCGGTCATGTTGTAGACGGTATTCATGTACGAATAGAACACCGTGAACAGCTTCATGGCCGGGCCGCCGCGCTCCACGGCTGCCAAGTCCGAGACAAGGCCGCTGCCCTGCGAGTCGCGCACCGCCTGGTCGGCGAGCGCCACAGCCCTGGCGTCGTCCTTCCCGGCGTCGAGCGCCTTCTGGTACGCGCCGAGCCAGGTCGGGATATCCACCGACCGCTGCATATTCATCATCAGGAAGTAGGTGCCGGCCGTCACCCGACGTGCCACCTCTGTCTGTCCGCGTACACGGTTCTTGATCTCGTTGATCTCGCGGAACTGCGTGCGACCGCGCTCGGCCATGAACGAACTCTTCTCGGCGACCATCTTGGACGACTCAAACGGACTCGTCGAGAACTGCACGATGCCCTGCCCAACGTACTTGGCACCGATGCGGACGATGCTCTGGTTGAAGCCAGTGACCTGCATGGCAGCACTCACCACGTTGAACCCGAGGCCCGACGCGCTGATGCCCTGCCGGAGCCAGGACAGGACCGACTCGCCGGCGACCTGCTGGCCACGCGCCCCGGTCGCGTTGTCCTTCGACCAGTCGCGGAGCTGCTTCAGGAACTCCGGCCCACGCGTCTCGCGGACGGCGTTGGCGAACTGCGTGTCCCTCAGCAGACGGTTCGTGGAGATAAGCCATTCGTGCCACGACAGATCGTGGATCACGTCGTTCACCCCGCTGAACGCGGCGTCGAGCGTGTACAGGAGCGGCCTGTCACGGACCTCCTTCGCACGGGCCTTGACGAATGACCGCCGCGTCGTGGCCGCCGTGTACGCGCCCTGAAGGTCGCGCTTGGCATCCTCGGCAGCGTCCACGGTCGCCACGCGGTCGGATGCCACCGGGTCGTACTTGACCGGGTAGTAGCCGCCCTGGAGGGCGACTTCCTTGCCGTCCGACGTGCGGACGGTGAACGGCACGGGCGTCACCCAGGTCGGCTCCTTGCCATACAGCCGGCGCTCCTTGGCGGCGATCTCCGGGCGGTATCCGTCGATAAAGTCCCACACCTGCTGCACGGCCATCCATTCAGCCTCGGTCAGGCTCTCGAGGACGGGCTGCAGCTTCTCCATCGTCCAGCCTTCGCCGTCAAGGAGACGCTGGCGGTTGCCGTCGTTGCCGAGATTCAGGGCAATGGAAATCCGCGCCTCGCGGTTCAGGCTGCGACCGATGGACGGGAAGAACATCCCCTTACCACCCATGTTGCCGAGCGCGAACACGGGCTTCAGGATCTCTGCGAGCTTCAAGGACGCCTCGGCCCGCATGCGGGTCTCCATGTCGGAGGCGTCGTTCGCCGTGCGGATGATGGTGTTCCAGAGCGGTCCGTCCTCCTTGCCGCCGTCGAGGATGCGGGCGATGGACGCCGCCTTCAGGTGCTGAGCAGCAAACCCGCGCAGGAACGCCGCCGTGCGGCCGATCCCGGTCAGGGGCGTGCGAGGGTCGATCTGGAGTTCGCGCACCTTGCCGACCGCACGGATGCGGGTGACGATCTCGTCGCGCACTTCCTCGAACGCAGCACGCTCCTCGGCCAGACGCATCTTCTGCTCGTTCTTACCGATATGCTCGATCTGACGGACGGCGTCCACCAGGTCGCGGAACTCGCTGACCTTCAGTTCCTTGTAGTTGACGCGGCGTGCCTCGTCGGTGATCTCTTCGGCGATGTCCGGCACCACGCCAGCAGCCTCGAGGTCGGCGAGGTACTTCGCCATCGTGCGGCGCTCGTCGAGACGCTTCAGGCTGACCTGGGCCACCTCGAACCGCTCGAGCAGGCCGGCAATCTGGTCAGCCGCGGCAGCGCCCATGCGCTTGACGTTGCTGTCTCGCAGCACGCCGCGCAGGTACTTGACCTGCTTGTCCACGTACTCCTTGACCCGCAGCGCCTCGGCGGCGAGCTGGTTCTGATAGAGCTGTGCACGCTGGGCGCGGATCAGCGCCTGTTGTGGCGTGGTCGGCCCAAACCGCTCACGGAATTCCTGCGACCGGGCCTCCGTCTGCGCCGCAACCAACGCCTCCTGTGCTGCCGTGGCGGCGGTATTGGCGTCCTCCTCATTGCTTCCGGCGGCCAGCGCCGCAAGACGGACGCGGTCGTATTCGGCACGACCGCTGATACGCGGTTGCGCCTCGTACTTGACGAGGTACTCGGAGTCCCTGGCCGCCCGCGCCTCGGCAGCCACAAAGTCGTTTGGGCGAACGTCGCGGACGGTCATGCTTGAAATCAGATCGGCTGCGACCTGCTTTGCCGCATCAAGCATCACGCGCACAGGCGTCTGAGCCTTGGACACGAACCGCAACTGTACGGCCACCATTCGAGCGCGAGCCTCGTTGTGAAGCGCCTTCTGCACCTCGGCCTCAAGCGCCGCAGGGGTGTTCATTTCACCGAACCGCCGCAGCATCTCGGCGTCCGTGCGCTCGGCAACTGCTTCCTTCATGGGCTTGGCGGCGAGCAAGGCGCGGACCATCTCGTCGCCGCTGCCGTAGCCGAATGTCTCGGCCACCACATCCGGGTCCAACCCGTCGCGGCCGAGCATCCCGTACTTGCCAGTCCCGAGCGGGGTGATGTCCGGGCGCACGTTCGCCGGCACGGCCATCCCCGTGGCGCGGATCGGCTCGACGCTTTCGGCCGACGGCATGCCGGCGTACATGGCGCGGACTTTCTCGATATCCAGGCGGTGCGTGCCTTCAACCTCTACCTCGGCCCCGTCCGTGTCCACGAACCGACCGTAGCGCAGGTAGGTCATGGCACGGTACACGGGTTCCACCTTGACGGCAGCAGCCACCTCGGCGGTGACTTCCTTGCGCTTGGCTTCGTGCTTCTTCTGAAGGTCGCGCAGGATGCGGGCGCGTGCGTTCCCGAGCCATTGAAGCTGCCGCATGCTGGCGGTGTTCAGGTCGGTGACGGCAGCGTCCGTAGCCTCCTGCTGCATGGCCTGATACGCGGCCCACTCGGCGTCTCCCATGCCGCTCTCGGCCTGGGTCTGGAACAGACCCTTCATGCCACTGATGGCTTCCTGCCGCTTGATCTGCTCCTCTGACGCGAGCATGCGGTCGAACACGGAGCGGACTTCGGGCGTCAGGATCGGGAGATCGGTGCCAAACTCGCGGCGGTAGATGGCGTTCAGGTCGTCACGAATCGACTTGTACACGCGACGCATCCACGCGGCGAGACGGTCGAACACGCCGCGCAGCTCCACGCTTGGAGCCTTGCCTTCGTACAGGTAAATCTCGAAGTTGTAGGTGGCCTTCTCCTCCAGCGGCCTGCGCTGTTCAATCGTCATCCTCTCGTAGTTGTCAAGGCGCTCCTGGAACGTGGACCCTTCCACGCCCATGAACACGAACAACGTATCAAGGTCATCCATCACACGCGCAGGCGGCGTGGCGCTTCGCGCCATGCGGAGGTATTCGGCGACGCGGAGGTGAATCAGTTCGTGCGCGAGCGTCGATACGTCGCCACCCTCGCCGATGAGAATGTTCAGAGTTCGCGGGTCGAATCCGCCGCGGGCCGGACCGGGCGCAGGCATAGCCTGAAACAGCGGCAGGCCAGACTCAAGCTTCTTGAGCATTTCAGGCGTGATGTCAAACGCCAGCTGCTCTGTTACTCCAGATGGTTCAAACGACGTTGTTTCCTTGATCGTTCCGCCGTATTGATTTGCAAGCCGAACAAACGCGCTATAAGCGGGTTCGCCAACGTCGTTGAAATCAACCTCAGAACCACTTGGGTTGTCGTAATTTTCGCCTTCAAATCCTTCGCCGCTCAAATCGACCATGAAGTCTTCCGCAACTTCAGTGCTTTCAAAGCGGATTGTTCCACTTCGCTTGGGCGTCTGGCCACCACCAATTTGGGCAACCTTGAGCTTTTCTCCACCGTACTTCTTCAACAGCTTGCCCATCGCCACCGGGACAATCTTGTCGTAGAAGTTCTGCATGCCCTCGCCGCCGACCTTGAGATCAAGGCCGGATAGTTCACGTTGACGTACGCCAATTCCAGCATAATTACCTGGCTGTGGTCGTGCATCCAAAAGCCGCTGGGCAACTTCCTTGCCAACAATATTTTCCAGTTCGGATGGCGTTTCTACAGGCTTGTTTACAACGGGTTCTCCATTTTTGTTGTAAGCAATAATGCGGCCAGCCGTTGGCGGACCATCCAACTTTACCCTTACGCCTCCGCTGTAGTTGTCTTGATATACAACGCGGCTGACCTGCCTGCTCAAGTCATACCGCTCCGCGCTCTGCTGCCCGGTCACGAACGCAACGCGGTCGTAACCGCCACGAACTGCCTCAAGCATGATCTGCTTTAGACCCAGGTTTAGCCAGCCGTCTGTGGTTTCCACATACGGTGCGCGTGAAATGTTGTATTCATCTTTCGTCAGTCTTTCCTGAACACGGGCAATCTGCTTCTTACGTGCATCGGTCGGGGTTGCTTCCTGTTGCTGCAACAGATCGGCCAGTTCTGATTCATCGGCAGCACGCTGATTGACGAATCCACGCTTGACGCCAGCCTGTCCCCAGTCGCTCTGTACTTCTTCCACGAACAGCACGCGCTTGCCGTCGGCATCGACGCGGTCGTTCATGCGGAGGTGAACCAAGACATTCGGTTGATTCCAATGACTTGATTGAAAAACTGATGTTATTTGTCCTGATTTCAAATACGAAATTGCATTTCTCGTTGCAATTTCTTTTGTCGCTCCATACAAAACATCGCCCATGACAATGTTGCCTGAATTGTCGGCAATTTTCCATACGCCTTCTTGCTGCACAACGGAATATCCAACTGGCAAACGATCTTCTGCTGGCAGCGTCAGCAGCACCTCGCGGTAGTTGGTGCCACCAGGGAGCGTGTAACGCTGGTACTTCGGAGCAGCTGCGCGCTCTGCTTCATCAAGTCGCGCAGCCAACACGGATGCATTGCGGCGCGCTTCTGAAAGCCGAGCATCGGCTGCGTTCCACGCCTCCTCATCGGTTCCTTGCTGTGCAACACGTTCTGCTTCCAAGGCATCGTCGTATTCCATTTCCGCACGCGCATGCTCGTTGCGGAGATCTTCAAGCGCGACGCCTCCGATCTGCACGCGCTCCACGCGCACGCCGTTGCCGCGCAGGAACTCAAGCACCATTTCCTTTGGCAGTTTGCCTTCAGGAATGCCAAACATTGTGCCGGTGTGCATCTTGAGGTAGTCAAGCAAACCCGACCATTCAAGCTCGTCGGCCTTGATTGCACCCTTGTTGACTAGGCTTTTGAGGCGTTCGTTCCAACTAGCGGCAGACAGCGTCTTGGAATCAATTGCCGCTATTTCGCGCTCTAGAGCGGAGTAGAAGGCAGGGCTGGCAGCAGCCTGCTCAAACAGTTTCGGGCTGGTGATGTCGAAGCGGCGCGACAGCGGGACGATGTTGCCCTGCTCGTCGCTGGTAACGGCTTCTTGTCCGGGTTGACCAGACGCCTCGTCCACCATGCGCTGCGCGGTCGCCATGTCGCCGCGCTCGACCGCCGCGAGGTAGTCGGCGTCCATGCGGGAGATAGCCGCCTGCTCAAGCGTCCCCCCCGCCTGTTGCGCTGCTGACGTTTCCCCTGGCGCAAATTTTGCCTCCAGCTTCGCACGCATTTCGGCCTTACGCTGGGCCTGCGCAGATTCACGCTGGGCGGTTTCCGCAGCAGTATGCGCTGTAACTACAACTTCGCCTCTTTGCAACCCTTCGCGCTTGTTGCCTTGAACTCGCTGAATTCCAGGTTGAATGACTTGCGTAATTGTCCCTTCGCCGCGTAGCGTTCCTACTTCACCATTTGCAGCAGGCAACCACGAAACAACTTTATGTGCTACCAAATTATCATCTGTATCCTGTCCGGTAGGGTCATCAATTTCAATGCCACGCTGTTTCATCAACGCATCAAGTTTGGCGAGCATTCCTTCCACTGCGGCAAGCGTGTTGGCATCTAGGTTTTGACGATTATTGTCAAGACGATTGCGAAGCCGCCATGCCTGATTGGCAATTTCAACCTCGTTGTTAGCGTTGATTGCGTCGTTTAGGCGACGCACGGAATCCTTGATTCCGGCCACGGCCTTGGCAATAGGATTCGAACTTTCAAGTTTTTCGTTTGCAACCTTTGCGTTCTGTTCTTCGATGCGTGTCGATAGTTCGCCGAGAGCGGTTTGGAGTGGATTGGTTTCGGTGTCCGTAAGCGGAGCAACGGCCTGAGATGGCGCAACTGGTGCAGCCATACCTTCGCCGCGCACCCGCAACGGCACTCCACGCTCGCGCTGGTACTGCGCCGGCGTCATACCGGCTTCGGCCGCGTCAACGACCACCATCGCCTGACGCAACTTGGCAATCGTCCGCGCCTCAATGTCGGTGAACTTGCCGACCGCACGGACCTGCTCAAACGCCTCGTCCTCGACCTGCTGCGCCTCGGCGACGAACGCCGCGTCGGCTTCCTGCTTTGCTGCAAGGATCGTGCGCGCCTCCTCCACAACTGCCTGCCGCTCAGCCGCAAACGCCTGCGCTTCGGTGGCGCTCATGGCGTCCGGCGACAAACGCATGTGCGGCAGCAGCGCGTTCCCAAGTTTCGTGTTGGCGAGCCGAGCGCCAAACTGCGAGGTCGGGATGGTCACGTCGCCGCCCGTCTCCACAGCCCGTTCCAGACGTTCGCGGATGCCAGGGAGAAGTTCCTCGAGCTGCGCCGTCGTGGTGCCGCTCTGCGCGAGCACGTCACGGGCGGTGGCTGCGTCTATGTAGATCGTCTCTGCCGGCGTGTCCTGGGCCTGTGCGGCAAGGAAACGCTCGTATCCCTGCGGGTTGCGCTGGGCAAGTTTGCTTTCCTTGCGATTCTCGGCGAGACCGTTGAAGAAGTCCTGCTGCCGCTGCGTGGCGCTAGCGCGGCGCAGGTCCACGACGAGGTTCGCGCCGGGGCCGATGCCGCCGAGCAAAGCAGATGCCATGCCGCCGTAGGCAAACGCCTCAATGACGCGGCCCGTGGCATCGCGCAGGCTCGTCTCGCTATCAATCCCATCCGCCGCCTTGGCGATCTCCTCGGACGCGATGCCAACGATTTCCTGCAATCCTTCTTCAGCCGCTTCGCCACCGACCTGTAGGCCATATGACTTGCCGGCAGCGATGAGCGCCGAACGCATGGTCGGCTGCGCGATGGCCTTGGAAACCTCCTCGCGGATCACCTTGGACGCGAGCGCCTTGAACGGAGCGGACGCGATCTTCATGCCGACCACTTCGATCAGGCCGTTTAGGAAACCGCCAGCGATGGCTGCTGGGATAGCCGCGTCATCGGACACTCCCTGCTCGCGCATGTCGAGGTACAGGTTTCCGGCCTCCATCGTCCCTGTACCAGCCACAACACCTGCCGACGCGCCAAGTGCGCCACCAGCCACGGTGCCCGCCGGACCTGCCAAGCTGCCGAGCGCAGCGCCGCCAACGGTTGCCGTGCCGATAGTGCGGAGCTGGCTGACGTTCTGCGCGATCATCTCTGCCGCTGAACCAACCAGTCCCTGCTGGCCGAGCGCCTGCATGCGCTGCGTGAGTTCTTTGGCACGGTCGAAATCGCCAGGTTCAGCGAACCCGGCCATCGCCTTCGCACCGATATCGCCGCGCTCGGACACAATTGCCCCGCGCTCGTAACCCGCGCCGACCACACGGAACAATCCGCCCTGGGTCTGAAGCATCGCAGCCTCGAGCACCAGCGGTCGAAGCATGGACAGGACACCGACATCGTCGCTCGCCTGCGCGGCAAACTCACGGTCGGCGATGTATCTGGCAAGAACCGGGTCTTTCCGCAGGAGATCCATGCGCTCCGTGTCTTGGACCATCGCCTGCCGGCGCATTTCGGCCATGTTCCGCAGCGCGATGTCCTGCCCCACGCCGAACCGCTTGCCAAGAACATCGGCCTGCGCCGCCTCGTCGGGGTTCACCTCGGATGCAGCCATGAGCGAGGACGCCATGTCCTGCTTCCGCTGCGCGGCAATGTCCTGCACGGCGCGGTCAATATCCATGTCCACAGGTTCTGGCGCTGGCATCGGGATGCCAGACATGCCGGCGACCGCCTTCTCAATGGCGTCGAAACCGGGGTCCGTTGGATTCTGGGAAGGCGCGAAACGCGCCATCTGCTGGTTGATATCGGGTTCGATCATTGAGGCTTGCCTGCGCGGAGCCAAGCCTCCGCGATGTTGCGGATGTCAGTCGGGAGTCCGGAACGCTCAAGAGAATTTCTGATCTGCGTCATGCGTGCCGGCGGAATGTCGCGGAGCATAACGTCCTGCTTGTCAACGGTCACATACGCCTGCGCAAGTTCACCAGGTGCCATCGACGCGAACGGCACTTCGGGATCACGACCCCATCGGCTGACGAACACCTTGTCAAGGATGGCGCGGTCAATGATTTGCTGCTTCTCGTCGCGTGAGAGCTGGCGGCCAACGCGCTCCTGCTCAGCGTTGATGATCGTCGTGATGTTGTCTCGCATGTAGAGCGACTGCGCCGCAGCTTCCTTATCTCCGCGTGGAGGGTCAGCGAGCTTGGTGAAACCGTTCCGAGTCAACGTGGCCTTGAGTTGGTCAGCGTCGATGGTCGCGGCGACGATACGGTCCGGCTTGTTTCGCTCCGACATCAACCTGACGAAAGTCGCATGCGTCATCTTGTTGCGGTTGCGCTCAAGCCAGTCGCCCTCGGCGACAAGTGCCGGGTTACGTGCGACCTGCTCCATTACCGTCATCTCGTCCTGCTGCCGCTGGCCTGCCATGTACTTGGCTCGGTCAACGGGCCGGAGCCGGCCGAACTGATCTGCCGGCATATCGGCGAGGCTGTTCCCAGGCACGGCGAGGAACTGCTCCGTGTTGTCAATCAGCGTGCGGTATTCCTGCTCAATCAGGGCATCATCCTGCGCGAACTGCGTCCGCAATTCGGCCTGGACAAACTTGCGAGTCTGGTCATCCGCAATCTGATCAGTCAGAACCAACGCTTCGCGCAAGGTCGTCGGCGGTTCGACCGGGCCATCCTTCTGCTGCCAGTAGGTGTCCGGGTCGCTCTTGGACATCAGAAGCCCGGTATCCTTGATGCTCGCTGCCAGTTCGCCAACCACCGACCGCTGACGGTTTGCATCAACGGAATCAGTGAGCGCTTGGCGAGTCTTGCCGTCGAGGCTCTCCACGGTCGCGGAGTCGGACAGGAACTCGCTGGCACCCGCGTAGTTCTTCTCGGCCATCAGACCATTTACGATCCCGACCGCCATCCGGTCGTATACCTTCTGCTCGAGCTGCTTCATCTGCGCCGAGTCAGGCGCGTAGCCCATGAGCTGGCCGGCCTTGCGGATCTCATCGACGGCGGTATCGGCGTTGGCCGCATACTGAATCAGGCCGACCGGGCGACCCTCTGCATCCGTCAGCCCGCGCTGCGAGTACGCCTGGATGGCGTAGTCGGCGCTCAATTCGGCGCGGGCCGTGGCCTCATTCGTCTGGTAGACGCGAAGCTGCTGCACGCGGTGCTGGCCCATGCGGCTCTGGAAGATGCCCATGTTGCGCGCAAGGATCGGGGAGAGCATCCGACGCTGCACGTCGTTGTCGAGCATGCCCATCGCCGACTGCCCCGCCTGGGAGAGTTCGGCCTGCATGGCGTCGTAGTTCACCTCGGCATCCTTGCCGATCATGGACGAATACTTATCGGCCACCGCCTGCATGCCCCTGCCGGCCGCTACGTCGGCTTCCTTGGTCTTCGCCTCGTCGATACCGTCTTGGATCGCCGAACCGAGCCGGAACGCCGCCATGCCCGTCTGCGTGAGCTGCTGACCAAACCGTGCGACCTGCGGCGCTGCCAGGTTCTCAGCGGGGGCGATACCGGGGGCGGCGAAGTCGCCGATGTCGCCAGCCCCCTGCGGGGCGACCTGCGGGATGAAGCTAGTAGGTACGGTCGGCATGGGTCAGATCCTCTGCGTGGAGACGCCCTCAAGCAACTCCTCGATGCGGCGGTTGCGCGCCCAGGTGGTGGCGATGTCGGTCGCACTGCCAAGCAGGCTCGTGCCGGCAGCGAGGCCCGGATAGATCGTGTTGGCGGTGGACTGGAGGTTCTGCGCGGAAATGTCGGCCATCGTGGCGCCGACTCCGATGTTGAAGGCCCGCAACCTTGCGGCCTCCTGCTCGCGCACCGTGGACGCGTTGATGTTCAGGCGGTCGATTTCTTTGACGAGGTCCATGCTGCCGATGATTTCCTTGGCGCTGCCCACGCCCAGGACGGCACCGCGTGAAGCAAGTGCTGCCTGCGCGCTCGCACGCGCCTGCCCAGCACGCATGGAATACTGCCCGAACCGAGCCGCACCTTCGCGGCCAATCTGCACTGCCGTGAACTCAGCGGCACGCTGGTTGATCCGCCCCATCTCGGCAGCGAACCGTTGGTTCTGGGCCTGCATCTTGAGCTGGTTCTGCTGGCTTTGTGCCGCGTAGAACGCGCCAATGGCGCCAGTGATCGAACCAAAGACCCCCGCGACGGGGCCAGCAACCGTCATTGTCTGAGCAAATTGCGAGGCGAATGACGGGGCCATTGTTCCCGCGCCAATGGCGTAAGACTGCCCGGTCAGCAGCGTCGGCCCGGTCGGGCTAGTGGAGAATGGAACTTGTACGACTGCCATGTCAGCCTCCGATGCTCACTTCAAGGGTCAATCCGACGATGGTGAGAGGAAGTGGGTCAGACTGACGCACATAAATGCGCCCCGCCTGCTGCCACGTCGGCGTGAGCTTGACACTGATTTCGTCCGTCTTGAGCGCAGGCGGCGAACCGTATGGCTCCGTAGTGCGTTGCTTGGCCTCGACGAGGTTGTCAGCGTTCGGGCCGACGAAGATTCCGCTCGAGCGGTACACGCGCAGGAATGCCTCATTGACGTTCTTGGCGCGCCCCTGGCCGAACGCCTCCATCTGGAGTGCCATCGGGAGCGTCTCGAGATCGCTGACGTAGGGGAGGCCCACATGGACGACCGTGCTTGCACGCTGCAACGCAGCCACCCCGCCCGTCACCGTCACCTGCGGCATCACGGCACCGTCCGCAAGGATGCTGACGGTCTTGCCCTCAAGGTGCGTCAGGCCGCCCACCGTATCACGTGCGAACGACCATACGGCCGTCGCCACGCCACGCAGAGCCACGGGCAGCACGAGATCAGTCCGTGCCGTCGCCACCGTGGTGGAGGTCGTGGACAGGATCGTTAGGCGGTACGTGTTCCCGTTCGCGTCGGTCAGGACGATGGCGTCGCCCACGTCCGTGGTGGCAGGGAACTGGAAGATGGCACTGCTCGCCGTGATCGTCAGCACGTCGGCTGGCCCCCAGGTCGTGCCGCCCGTCACCGTGACCGTGGTCGCAGTCGTATTCGTGCCGTCGTAGGTTAGGCCGCAGTCAACGAAGAAGCAGTCTTCGATGTCGCCGATCTGCCGGCTAGCGAACCGTTCGACGTACCGCTTCGTCACCCCACCGATGGTGCGCTTGACCACCACGTACAGGCGGTCCTCGGCGCCCTCGGCGACCGCAGCGCAGCTCTCAAATGAGCCGTCCGTGACGTGCTGGTGCCACGCCCCGACCTGTTGTTCGGGGATGTATGTCAGGCCAAGCATGCTGCCAGTGCTTGAGATGAACCACAGCAACGGCTGCGGTGCCTTGCTGTAACACATGTCAGTGATGTCGAAGTTGTCGAACAGGTGCGTGGATCGCAGCGACAGGTCGCCAGTCACGAAACCGCTTGCCTGCCACGAATAGCCAAGCTCGCGCACGTGGCCGTCACGCGCAGAGCAGTACACCACCGTGTTGTTCACGATGGACGGCTGCACGTTGTTCGCACCGACATATGACTGCGGACGCACCGAGATGGTGGTCGGAGTGATCGTGTCGCTGTTGACCGGGCTGATGCGCCACTCGGCTGCGCTCGTAAGAGCAAGGAGCTGCGTCAGTGGGACGATGTGTCGGATCGTGTTGGCCTCGCGTGCTGCCACGCGAAATGCGATGCGGTCGGTGTCCTGAATCGGAATGTGGTACGAGATGTCGCTCTCAGTTCCCGTACGCGTCATCCACATCGTCTGCGGAGCGTTCGTTGTTCCGGCGAACACGCGTCGCTGCTCGAAATAACTGACCGCACCAGGGTAGTTCCCAGCCGATGCGAACACCGTGTCAATGATGGGCGGCGTGATGCCCATATCAGGACCGATATTGTTGTCCGTGAACGTGGTCAGATCCGTCTGCCCAATCAATCCGTACAGGCCGTTCTGGCGCTTGTAGATGTTGTAGCGAGCAGCGCCAGTGACCGATGACCAGGTGATCGTGTTGCTTGAACCAGCCGCATTCAGGTTGTTGTTCGCAGTAGCTGCCGAACTTGGTTCGCTTTCGTCAATACCGTTCGGAGCTACCGTTGTCACCACGTAATAGCTTGTGAAGTCAAGCGACTTGTCACCAAACTGGACATACCCGCCGGATGACCACGTTCCGTAGGTTGTCGTATCAAGTTCAATTCCGCTGCTGTATGTGCGGACGCGGAACTTGTCTCCGGCGCTTATGTGAGAAACGATGTAGTAGTCATTGGGAAACGGGTTCGTCCATGTTCCGCCGTCAAGATACACCGGATCGCCAACAGCAAGCCCATGCGGAGCTGAGGCGTGCGCGACACCTGGATTCGCACTCGTGAACCCGATGATGTTTAGTGCCTCTCCACGGTTAGCGGTAACACTCAACCCGGTAGGCGCCGTAACAGTTGAAGCGAACGAGATCGTGGTCAGTGTCCACGTCGTCGATCCAAGCCGGCGCAGCTCGCGTGGCGCGTAGCCTGGATGCACAAGCGTCAGCACGTCGGCCGACTGCACGTAGTGGATGTCGAACAGGTCAGCCTCGGCGTAGGGATTCGGGATCTCGTAGATCCCTGCCGGCAGCGGATACCAGTACGTCGCGTTCGGAGGCGTCTGATTGACTGCCTGGAGAATGCAGTAGTAGTTCACGCCTCCAGACGAGACGAGTGCTCCGACCGCATAGACCTGGTTGGATGTGATCGTTCCGCTGCCAGCAGTCGTGATGTCGATTGCAGACCCGGTCTCGGTCAGGGACAACTGGTAAGTATTTGCCGCAGCATTGATAACGTAGTACGTGGTAGCGGCTACAAGCGGTGCGGGCAACGTGGTTGTCGCCGACACCTGCACTGGCGTTCCGTTTGCGTATCCGTGCGCGTTGCTTGTAAACGTCTCCGTCCCGGTATTGACGGCAGTGATGGTCTTTGTCGTTGAATAAGCCGCTGGCGTACCAGGCCCGAGCGTCGCGCCCTGCGTGTGGAACCGGAAGTACCCCGCGCCAAGCTCGAGCACCAGCGTTTGCGTGGTGCTGAACGTGAACGGGATCAGACGCGTGCGCTTCGTGCTGTCCTTCACCTCGCGCACGAATGCAGTGCCTGGTCGGTTCTCTGCTGGCCCTTGCGGAAGCGCAATGAAGTTGAGCAACTTCGCTGCGCCAGTCTGGAACTTCACGTCATCAATCCGGCCCCACATTTCCGGCGACACTTCGCCGCCGGCAAATGACCGCGTGTAGGTTCGGGTAAGCGCCATGTCAGCGTCCAGAGATCCAGGAGGTGATGTGACCGGGCTTCACGTCGCGCTGGCTTGCGTCGGATGCGCGTGCCTGCCCGAGGTAGATGGCGACCATCTGCAGGCATCGCTGCCCCTGACGTGCGCCTTCTTCACCCTTGACGACCGGGCCGGCAAGGAACGACGCGAGCTGCCACGACAATGCAATGGTGAACAGCGGGTCGAACTTGGTCGGGTCGCTCACAAGCGCCTGATAGCGCAGGAGCGCGGTTTCCTGGTTCGTGTAGATGATCTTGTTCCCGAGCGTGTCCGTCTCGATCACGTATTCCTGCGGCACGTACACGCCGGCGGTCGTGATGGGCGGGTTCGTCCATCCGAAACCGTATCGGTCGGCGGGATACGCACGCACCGTGTAATCGTTCTCAGCCTCGGGCGGCAGCACGGCCACGGCGGTCATCATGTCGCCAGGGCATGCGTATGCGTATTTCCACATGGTGTACGGCATCGTCACCTGCGCGAGGCTGACGCGCCGCGATGCGAACGACCACGTATGCATCTGGAGAAGCATGTCACGTGCGACCGGGTAGAACCGGGCGCAGTGCTCTGCCTGTGATGATCCCTCCGGCGGATCAATGCTTGCGACGGTGGCGTCGTCGCCGAGGTGCGCGAGGGCGAGGTTGCAGATCTCAACGACCGAAGCCATGTAAGCCTCCCGTAGGAAGGGAGGGGCGCCGTGGTTTCCCGCCGACGCCCCTCCCTGTTCACTAACTCGTTACAAGCTCACTCCGATGCTTCGGTCACAGTGTTTCGAGGCTTCCGCACCTTGCGAGCGTGCTGATCTTCCTCTGGCCTCTGCTCGGGAACATCCAGGTATTCCAGATTTCCGTTGAACGGACCGTTGTACTGGAAAACATCGCCTTCGTTGCGATAGTGGTTGTCCACGAAGCAGACGACTTTTGCCTTGACCTTTGCCATCGAAGTCTCCTATCAGGTCACCGAGAAGCCGGAGGCGTAGAACTTGCGGCCGTCCTGGATGTCCATGACGACGTAAGCGCACACGCTGCCGGTGGTCGGGGTGCTTCCGACCGTGGTGTACCGAGCGCCGATGTACCGCTGTCCGGTAGACAGGAGCTGCGGATTGAAACGCACAGAGAACTGCGCGTTTGCGGTAAGGCTTGCCTGCGGAACGGGTCCAGAGGAACCGATCACAGTGACGCCGGTCGAAAGAGCAGCGTTCGTTGCGCCAATGATCTCGAACGTCAGCGAGGTCAGGGTGTTGTATGCCGCAACGCACGTGAAGTTCATAAACAGATCCTCGCCTTCGCCGATGTCACGGGCGACCGAAAGGTCAATCGTGTCGGTCGAAAGAACGGGAGTACCGGAAACAGGAAGCGCCGCCTGTCCGGTGGCAACACCAGTCGCAGGGACGGTTCCAGACACAACGAGGAGATTATCAAGAATCATGGTGAGTTCCTTCTTTCTTGTTGATGGGAGCTATTAGCTCACCACGGCTTCGGTGTTGATGATCGCGTCAACCTTGCGGCACGGAACGCCCTGGAAAGTCAGCCAGCTGTACGGCGTGCCGAACTGCGAAAGACCGTCGTTGACCTTCAGGACTGCCTGGCTCTTATCGAGCGCAGCAATCGCAAGGCCGCTGTGGACGGTACGGTTCATGTAGAACGCGGCGCGACCCATTGCCATGTTCGGGATGCGATACAGAGCACGGCTCATCATCTTGATGATGGCAGTGGATGCGGTCGAGGCCTGGGTGACGTTCTGAGCCATCAGGTCGGTCGTGTTGATGTTGCAGATTCGCACGACGTAGCGCCAGTCCTTCACGACCAGACCGTTCTTCCACTGGTAACGGGTGGCGTAAGCCTGAAGACGGTTGTTGCCGTCATACACGGTCTGCTCGCCAAGATCCTCGTGCATGAGGCCAGCGGTCGAACCCTTCGGGAAAGGGCAGTAGACGGTGTTGTCACCCCAAACAACCAGGTAGATCGAGGTGTTCACGGTCGCATCAGAACCACCCGCAGACAGGATGTTCTGCGAGTTGTTCGGAGAACCAGCACCAATGTCAGAGTAACGCGGCGCGAGGCCGAGGAACTGCTTCGGATCGGTGGCGGGGTTGCCGTAGAACAGCGTGGTCGCCTGCGTCTGGTTCATGGCCTCGAGGAAGGCCACGTCTTCGGACAGACGGAACTGCGCGGTGTTGCCGTTCAGCATGGCGAGATCCTTATCGACCTCGCTGCGAGCCTCAAGGATGCCGCAGGCTTCATCGACCTGGGCAGTCGTGCTCTTGCTGTTCGGGATGCCCTGGTTGAGGGCGCGCCAGTACACGGCCGGCAGACCAGTACGGATGACAACGCGGTCGCCCGTGGGGAGGTTGCCTTCCTTGAAGACGCAGTCCTCGAGGATCTCGTTGGTCTGGGACAGGAGTTCCGCGACGACCGGAACGCGGCCCTCGGGATCGGTGCGCTTCGCCCAATCGGCGAGCGTCAGGTTGTTGGTGGACAGAGTTGCCATGACTGTTTCCCTTTCGTGGGTTTAGGTGCTGGAGGAGTACATCGCGTCGGCGAGGTCATTGAACGAGCGTGGTCCGGCCGACTTGGCCTCGCCCTTGGTGCCCGTTACCATGCTGTCCTCGCTGATCGCCTTCCCGGCGCGGAACATGAACCGGATCACTTCCGGGTGGTTCCCGAGGCCGGACTCGTTGAGCAGGCTGCGGAGTTCGGTGGTGCCGAACGCATCGAGCGCCTTCTTCGCCACGGACAGGTTTTCCGACAGACGCTCGCCGCCAAACTCCTTGTCGGCCTTGCTGCTGTCGGACCATCCGTTGCGAACTGCCTCGATCTGCGCCGCCTGAC